CCATGGACTGTTCTTGCCATATTTCAAACCATCTCTTTTCAAACATCTCAGCACTACAGATAAAAGTAGCAGTAATAGGAGCATATGTAACACCCCCTATAGCCTCTCTGGGAGGGCCATATCTCAGGGAATCTGGACTACTCATAAAGTTTCTCCCCGGAAACTCTATAGACTCACACATTAGACCAATAGCATCATCCCATTTTCCAGCCTTAGATGGACCTTGGCCTGAAAATTGAATCCTATACTTATTAGGGTGTGCTACACCCTTTGATTGTAATCGCTCTGAAAATTTAGTAAGCATTTGACATCATTCTCCGTCGAGTATTACTCCACACTTTATCTGGACTTACTCGTTTCTTTTTATTCCAAGCCCCTTCATAAAATCTTTCCACTGGTAGTGAAACAGCTATAAGCATCTCACTAATTTCTATTTTTAGAAAGAATGATGATACTTGTTCTGTTAAATACCTCCGCACAATAGGTCTTACCCCTCGTATGCTTCTAATCTGTGACCAAAACAATGACACTACATCACCAGCTCCTTCTTCTGGATCAAATGCATCTAATAAAGAAGAAGTTTGAAATGCCTGTAGTCTCTCTAACAAAGCCCATCTCTGTGGTACTGAAAGATAATGAAAGTTTATACCAACAAAACCATTATTCAATCTCTTACCCATAGGTATTACCAAAGGGAACACATCAAAATAACGTAATCTGGCTGGCGTTTTTGGTTTATAATAAAATAGATTCATCATACCAAAGTTAGGCCTTCTAGTTGTTTTGTCCTCTTTACCTCCCTCTTTAATTAATTGTCGTGCTCTAGGACTAGGCAAAAGTTCTTGCACTTTCTGTCTATACCAACGCATAGACATACTTCTACCCTGAGCTTCCTCACGGATTTCGTCAAATATACCTATTTGTCTTGCCATATAATACTATTTATATGGATTAGTGAACTGATCCTCTGTTAGTATCTTAAACTCCATACCTTGTTTTTCACAGAATTTGAGGGCAGAATCCCACTTGGCTTGATTCTTAGAGTACTCTTTCACCTCCCATAGCCATGATTTAGTCTTGCGTTTAGGATTCCTTCTAGGGGGTTTAGTCTGCCTCTTGGGTTTGATCTCCACAATATACTTAACAACCTCATGGTTAGGCTGTTTCACCTTCACATAGAAGTCTGGAAAGTATCTGTGTATCTTACCGTCAAGCGGTGACTGATAGGGAATGGCTACTTCTTCACTGCCCCATTCAACTACATTTTCATTACGGTCGCAGTATATCATAAACCTACGCTCCCATCCAGAACGATAGATTATGTTTCTCACATTGCCCTTGTATTTATTAGGACGTTCGGGATTGAATTTCCCTTTATAATATTTTGTATTAGCCATATAAATACTTATAACAATTTAAAAAAGGATTTATAAATGGCCTACGGTTCACCAGGAGCTTCACATCTAAGATTTCCAGAAGATTTGACATGGAATGCGGATTATGCTGGCAATTATATGATGTTCACTGCCATGAAAGTATCGGGTGGTGTAGATACTCGTACTTTAAAATTTGCAGCAGCGGAAGGAACTCCTGGCGTTGTATGTCTCCCCATACCACAAGGGTTAAGTGCGGCATACCAAAACAACTGGGATCAATCAGAAGTTGCGGGTCCTGTTGCAGCCATGGCATCTGGTGGTGCTGGTATAATGAAAACTATTGCTGATGTTACAAGTAATCCTACTTTGTCAGGGATGGTAGGAGCTGCCTCCGATGCGGCCGGTTCAGCGATTTCCAGTGCTGGAGGAGCTATTTCTCGAATGGCTAGTGACATACCCGGAACTGCTGGAAAAGCTAATGCCGCAGGTGCTGGTGTTGTTAATGAAATGATGGGTATGGCTGCTACTGCTCCTGGTATTGGTGAAATAGTTTCGGCTGCTCAATTCAGTCTAGGTTTTAGAGCCCTTCAACAGACAATGACAAGTTATAGTGGCCCAGGCTTTAGAAGTTTTCAATGGTCCTTTTCTATGAAACCTTTAACTTCAGTTGAAAGTGCCGCAGCTCTAGGTATTTGTAACTACTTCAAAACAAGGTCCATGCCTGCTCAAAGTGATATGCAATTTACCAGAGTATATAATTTACCAGACTGTTTCAAAGTTCAATTTTTTACTGGTAATGAAGAAAGTCCTTGGATATCTAAAGTAGGACATTGTGTTTGTACAGATGTTTCTATTGGTTACGGTGGAGAGAAATTTACTACCTTTGCTGGAACTCATGCTCCTACTCAAATTGATCTATCTCTCTCATTTAAAGAACTAGAACTCCTTAATCGTCAAGCTGTGGCTAATGAAATGAGTGAAGGATCTACATGGCCTGGATCAACTTATCAAAAGACAGCTAAGAAAATAGAAGCACCTGGAGGAAACTGGACCTAATGTATTTCCATCCTTTTCCAACAATCAAATATGATCCTACTGGTAGTGGGTATACTAATGAAATTAAAGATATTATGACCCGTGTTGCAGTAAAAAAATGGGTGCGTAATAGAGCTGCCGCATTTACAGTATATGGTGTTCCAAGTGGTGCTACACCAGATCAAGTAGCCTTCTTCTTATATAATGATACCGACTACCATTGGGTAATATTAATCTTTAACGAAATACTAGATTCTTATTATGGGTGGCCGTTAGGGACACAAGATTTAGAAAGATTTGTGACAAGCAAATACACTGATCCAACTGCTATTCATCATTATGAGATACCACAAACTTCTGGTAACACTCGCAAAAAAATAAAAGTAATGAGTACCGTGGTTGGTGCAGTAGGTATCACCAACTATGAATATGAAGCTGCATTGAATCAACAGAAAATGCAAATTAGAGTATTAAAGCCTGAGTTTCTTAATCAATTTGTACGAGAGTATAATGATTTAGTCAGAGAGAAAGAATAAATGGCTGTCGATATTATTGCAGGTCTTGACAAGATACAACAATCTGCACAAGCCAAATCTGGATTACAAGTTCCCGCCGGTGGTTATCAAGTTACTGTTGCTATTATTCATAATGGAAAACCTGGCAACGAATATCCTATAGGTAGATTCTTACAAAGAATCTATGTCTTTGAAGATATAGAAAAGTTTGGTGTCACGGGCTGGCTAGAAATGCTCGATCCATACAATCTAGTTCGTAATGGTCTGATACTCGGACAAGAACTACTTTACTTAGAGTTCTGTACTGCTGGTGCTGACAAAGCTGGTATAGAAGATGATTGGAAAGTCAGTTTCACTAAAAAGAATCCTTTGTATATTCACAAAGTACAAGACTTAAAACAACTTGCTGCTGGAGAAGGGGAATCTCAAAGTGCTCTGACTTATCGTTTACATTTCTGTTCACCAGAACTTATACAAAATGATAGAACAAGAGTATCACGAACCCTGCAAGGTACTTATTCAGACATGATTAAGAACATCTTAAAGAATGATCTGAAAACTCCTAAGAAATTTGAAAAAGATAAAAACTTTCAAGAGACAGAAGATTTAAAACACGTTATAGTTCCTAACATTCACCCCTTTGATGCTATTAGAATGATGGCATCATCTTCTCAATCTACTCCTTCTGAAAAATTATTTAAAGGTAGACTGACTGACTATTATTTTTGGGAAACATCAAGAGGGTATAGATTATTTCCTATATACAGACCCCATGAAAATAATATAGTTTTCACTACAACTGGTTCACCAGCTACTATGAGTTATGTAGGACAAATGACAACTGCAATCAATAATAGATTTGCATATTATGGAGATACTTATTCAACCATTAAAAGTGGAGCATGGGGTTCTAAACAAATACTATATGATTGCACTAATAAAATCTATGATACTTATCAATCAAACTATCACACCGCATTAGATAAGCCAGTATATGCTGAAGTATCACAAACCCCTGTATATTTTCCTGATGGTAAAGTAGAGAAAAATATACAAGAAAAAGATAAAACTATATCTGATTATCCTGATGGTAGATTAATGTTCTATACATGGAATTCAGGACGAGATACCAATATCAATAAACAAAATGGTGAAGTTACTTATCCATGGACTAGAGTACCTTCTACTATAGATATGGAAAGAACTATACAAACCACACACACAATGGCCCACCAACTAATGAACATGAGAGTACATGGTATCTCTAGGTTAGAAGCTGGTATGACAGTTGAACTACAATTACCAGACATAGGACAGGGTAGTGGTCTAACGGCTCAATCAAAACCCACTGATGCTGTATGGGAAAATAGATCAAATAATATATGGTTGATTAAAAAACTAACTCATGCAATAGATTTGAGAGAAGATACTATGAAATACTATTGCGATATGGAACTATCCAATACCATGAGGGCACAAAAGAAAGTCCTCCCTGCCTATATAGGACTTGGTAGTAGTAAGTACTAAAAAGAAAAGCCCCCAAAAGGGGGCTTCTCAGTGTGGCTCTTGGTAACAACTTTAATCGTCGTCAGCCAATTTAGCGAAATAAGATAGAGTTTCATCCTCATCATTATCGCCACCTACTTCACTACTGGCGGGGGCAGTAGTGTCTGGAGCAGTGCTCTCAGCCTTCGGTGCGGGAGTGAACTTCTCTACCGTGCCCTGGACGCCACTTCCAGTAAGAGTGCGATGCAACTTACTCTTGAGTTCATCATATGTCTTAAAGTTATCTTCTTTAAGGAAGTCAGTAAGACTATGTAACTGCTTATAAGTCGCCTCTAACTGTCCATCATCACCATCAAGCAATGATGAGGGAGCATCAAACTCAGACTTGTCATAGTTCCAAAAACCATCGACCTTTCTGACCTTGAGTTTAAAGTTAGCACCTTCCCAGAAATCAAAAGGATTCAAAGCCTTCTCATCTTCAAACTCTGGAGACATTGCCTCTGTGAGTTTGTCAAAGATTTTCTTTCCAAAACGGAATAGAAAAACCTTACCTTCATTTTCTGGATGTTTACTATCACTCACAACATAAATGTTGGAGAAATATTTTAAGATACGCTTCTGTTTACGAGCGGTGTCCTTATCAGACTCCAGACCACTGTTCCATAGTTCAGTATTGTACTCTGAAACTGGATCCTTCTTGCTCAGCGTTGTAAGGGAGTTTTCAATGTACCAACCACCTGGTCCTTTGAAAGCGTGACTCCACATCCGAACCCACGGCAAATCTTCACCAGTGGGTTGCGGAAGGAATCGAATCACGGCATAACCATTACCGGACTTATCCAGCTCTGGTTTCCAAAATCTGTCATCAGCAAATGACGTTACAGGATTGCTTGTTTTTTCCAACTCTGCCTGTAGCTTTTCAAAACTACCGGACTTCTTTTTTAAGTCTGCAAAACTCATATTCGTATTCTCCGTATTATCGTATTAATCGTATTAAATTGTATATCACAAACAACTCATAATATACTATTAAGTATA